AGACGGTAGTTGGAGAGGAGGGCTTTCGTTTAGACCCTCTTGGTCGTCATATCCTGACACAAGACGGACGCACTAAACTTGGTCTGGGTGAAGGCCGTGAGCTTGCGATTGATGAAGAAGGTTTCTCCTTTAACGATGTAAAAGAGTTCGCTGGCGCAACCGCTCTACCCATAATAGCCGGTGTTGGCGCCGGTGTTGCAGCTTCTGGTGTTGGATTTTTACCCGGTATGTTCATAGTGGGTGCCGCAACCGCTGGAGGCAAGTTGCTTGATGAAGGCATCGAGTATGCCGAAGGTCTTCAACGTCAGTCTTTTGCAGATGTTGCTAGAGATGCGGCATACGAAGGTGTCTTCGCAGCGGCAGGTGAAGGCATAGGTCGAGGTATTTCTAATCTTTTTGGATATTTCATCAAAGGTCCTCGTGGTTTGACAAAGGCTGGAAAAGCTGAAAATGAAGTTATACGAAAACAATTTAGAGATTTGTTAGATAAAGACTTCCGCCCAACTGTTGCAGGAGGCGCGGGGGATTCGTTTCGTCCAATTTTAACTCGTGTTCAAGCTGTGGCTGAAGGAGTGTTTCCTAATCGGGCCGCCGCGCAGGCAAACGCTGACGTAGCTGTTAAAGAATTGGCGGCTTTGGGTGTTGATAAGTCTCGTGTAACTAAACTTGCTGAAGTCTTAAACAGAGACATTGACGAGTATTATGCATCTACACAAAATGTTTTTGCAAATGCTCAACGTCACTTGAATGAAGCTACCGAACAAGAAATTAAACAAGCAATGGGTGCGCTCAAAAACAATGAGATCATTCCGGCAGATTTAAGCGAAATGATTGCTATCCGGAAGCGTATCTTTGATGAGGATATGGATCGCATTTACACCAAAGTAAACGAGACATTAAAGAACAATGAGATCATTCCCACCAAAGGAATTAAAGAGGCATTAAAGAAACTTGATAAACAAACCATCGCAGACATTGGCGCAACTAAGTTTGCTAAAAGAATTGACGATCTTGGAGAATTTGCCACAGCCAGAGATGTTGCGAGTATACGCACAGGTCTTACGGATGCTCAGAAAAATCCTTCATTGTTAAACGATGTTGCGGCGTATCAACTAGGAAGCATAAAAGGCGCTGTTAATCAGGCCATGCAATCTGCTGAACTTGATTTAGCCTCAAGCGTTTTAAAAGGTTCCGCTGTTTTGAAGGCTTCAGGACAGTCTTTTGAAGAGTTGAGTGAAGGACTAAATACACTAGCTAGAGCAAACGCGGTGTATCGAGACGGTATGAAACGATTTGATAACTTGACTGTTCAAGAAATTATAAAAAGTGCTAGAAATAATCGTTTAAACAAAAACTTTGTTTATCAAAATCTAATATTAGATAACCAGCCAGAAGCCTTAGAAGAACTTTTTAAGGCAATTAGAGGTGTTGATACAGGGAAAGCATTAGGCGCAGAGACTGGGTTAGTTGACCTTGATGCTGGAGCTAAAGCCTTGTCTAAGGCAACATATGGTGAAAGACCTTTAATGCAGGCTTTAGAGGAAGCTCGGCGGCTGCCACCTGAAAGTCAACAAAGAAGAGCGGTTGAGCGTTACGCTAGAAGTATTGAAGAAGAGGTGGCTAACCGTACCGCGATTAGAGGCACGGGTGCGGAGCAAGCAGAACAAGTTCGTCAAGGTCTTGCTAAAATGTACCTTACAGATGCTATTGAACAATCAAAACTAGTTGATGATTTGACTGGTGTTGAAGTTATTGATGGAACAATGCTTGCAGCAAATATCATGAGTAAAAATAAAGCGGTAGACAAACTGCTTAAACCAGAGCTTGGCGAAATAAAAGAAATTGTAGATATTTTAAAAAGATCTAAAGCAAAAGTGGCTTCAAATGTTGTTGATGAGCTTCAAGATCGTCCTTTAAAAGCCGCTTTAAATTCATTTAAACAAGCACAAAAAGAGTTTAGCGCACCCGACACGGCTCAGTTAACTCGTATTCTTCAAAGTACGAATGACCCAGATGTCCTAGCCTCAAATATATTTTCTACGGTTGATAATGTTAAACTTGCTGAACGAGTCTTGGCTCCAGAAACAATGGAACAGGTTCGTGACGCCGCCGCTGGTCGTATTCTACGGCAGATTGGCGGCACTACAGAAGAGGTGGTTCAAGACGCAAGCGGTGCGATGATAAAACAAATAAAGTTAAGCGATGACTTTATAGAAAAATTTAAAACAGGTAAGGTTGGGAACAAACTTAGCACCGTTCTTGATTCTTATGAGCCTAAAGTCATTAACGCTATGTTCAAAGACCCGCAAGCCTATGAATCATTGTCCACTCTCGCTCAAAACATGACAAAAGCATCAAATCAAGCAATGGCAGGTAAGGGTGGCCTTGCCGCTCCAACGATTGCTCTTGGTCTTACTGTTGGCGCATTTATGCTTAATCCACTTGCGGCACTTGTCCCAGCGGCTGGTTATTTAGCTATGTCAAAAATGTTACGAAACCCAAAAATTTTGCGTATGATGTTTAAATCTAGACAACAAAACAGTGTCAAAGAGTTTTTACAAGGTAAGATTGTTACAGGAGATCCTTATGGGCAAGGCTTTCAAGCGGCCCTACAGATAGCTGGTGCGGCAACAGTTCAAGGTAGCCGTATGGCTAGTGTACAAGGCGCCGAGGAAGCACGCCCTGTAACTGCGGCGGCTAGACAGCAACTTGCTCCTGTAGCTAATCAAGCATTACAAACGGCACAAACAGCCATGACTCAGGCACCAAACGTAATGCCTGGTGGGGCTGGAACCGCTGGACAAGTTTCACCAATCTTGCTACCTGACCCTGCTACAGCCGCATTGGCGCAGAGTCTTGGAAGGACTACCCCATGAACAAAGAACAATTACGCGAAGAGATAGCCGAGGATGAGGGCTGCAAATACGAAATATATTTGGATCATCTTGGCCTACCAACCTTCGGTATTGGAGCACTGGTTAAGGAAAGCGACCCTGAGTATGGTCAGCCTGTTGGTACGCCCGTTGATGAAGACCGTGTCCGTCAGCGGTTTAATCTGGACATCGCAGTGACCATAGATGACTGCAAGGTTTTGTATGACGACTTTGACGATCTACCCGAAGAGTGCCAGCATATCATTGCAAACATGATGTTCAATATGGGTCGGCCTCGCCTATCCAAGTTCAAAGGCATGAAGGCTGGCGTGGACGCACGAGACTGGAACCGCGCAGCAGACGAGATGGTAGACAGCCGCTGGTATGACCAGGTCACCAATCGCGCCAAGCGTTTGGTAGCACGCATGAGGGCATTGGCTGACTAGCCAACCTCTCCCCAGTTGTTACCTAGTTCCTGATCTACCTTGCTCGGAACCTTGAGTTCCGTGCTGTTCTCCATAATCTCCGTGATTCTTGACGCTTGCTCCTCGGACTCCACATTAAAACACAGTTCGTCATGCACTGTAAGTAGGGGCACCAGCCCTTCCTTATAGCATTCTGCCATGGCAACCTTGGTCTGGTCTGCCGCCGAGCCTTGGATTAGCTTGTTCAAAGCCTTATAGGTAAACGCCCTCTTGAGTATATGACCGTATTCTTTCTCGGCCTCCTCGCGCTTCATCGGCTTGTTATAGCCAAAGGTCTTAGGCTCCCACATATCAAACCGGCACAAGCGACCTGACATTGTCCGGATCTGCCCATTGATGCTGGCTCTTTGCGATACGAAGTCTGCCAGACCCTTAACAAACGGAACCTTCTCACGGTACTTAGCAAGAAGTGCTTTAGCCTCCTCCGGACTGATATCCATGGTATGTGCCAGCTTGCCTACGCCCATACCGTACATAATGCCCAAGTTGACCGTCTTGGCTTGCTTACGAGTTATGGACGCCAAATCTGCTACCATCTGATGGAAATCTGCATTGCCTTTATGATACTCCGCAACAACGCTATCAATGATAGGATGCCGCTGGTCTTCTGGTAGGGATGCGCAGTAATGCACCAAGAGTCTTGGCTCTTGACTCGAGTAGTCAAAGCTACCCCACTTGCATCCTTCGTCTGGTATAAACAGACCTCGGATCATAGACTTAATCTCTGGGTCACGCGCTGGGATTTGCTGAAGGTTTGGATTGCTGGACGAAAAGCGTCCGGTGACAGTGCCGCCATCGTCAGAGCGGAGCTGATGAAACTCGCAGTGTATGCGTCCGT